GCAAAGACCATAAGCGTAATCATCATCGCTAACCCAATACTCAAGACTACGGCCACAGTCGCAAAAAGCCCTCGTAACCGTAAGGCCAAATGTTGGAAAATCGATGACATTACTCATTCAACGCCTCTACTTTTATCTTAACCCTAGAGTCTTCACCATTCTGCTTATGATAAACAACCGCAGTCATAGATCGTTCTGCTCCGTAGCCAGAATCTGAGTGCCAGCTATCTGTGGCGGTGAGACTGCCCCAATGTTCGAAGTGCATAGAACCAACTTCTCTGGATACATGGTGATGAATATGACCTAAATGGCAGTAGCGGTTTTTAGATTGACTCCATTCGTCATCAAGATTGCGGATAACAGTTTGTAATATCTGTTCGTGTTTCATCCTATCCCCGTGATGGAAAACAAATAGATTGTTGTGCCACTGATAGTGAATAAACTTAGAATAATTTTGCAATACGTTAACGCGCTTATCCTTGCTGTAGAGCAACTCCAAGCAACTAGATAAGTGACAGGCCATATCAGAATCATGGTTGCCTCTAACATTGATAACCACTACTTCCTTGTGAGTCTCTAACATCTTGTCAATTAATATCTGGAACAACCTGCCAGCCAGCTTAAAGGTCTTACCAATACGAGTATCTACATCTACTGGCGTTCCTTTAGTCGTAGTGTTGGCGCTGCTATCGGCATGGAAGAAGTCGCCTACGTTTAACAATACACCGACCTCAGCATTGCCTACGCGATTTGACAGTTTAGCTGTTGCATCTAGCAATACTTGTGTCGCTATTTTAACATCCCAGTCATCATCATCAACCTTGACCTCACTGTCAGCTAACATTCCGAAGTGATGGTCACCGACCATATACATGGCAAGGTAATCTGAGTTAGTATTTTTAGGGGATTTAGAAGGCTTTTTAAAGCCAGTAAGATCGTCTTTAATGCCTTCCATTACGGCATCAAGCTTCTCTCTCATATTACGCTTTTCAGGTTCTTGAATTACCCACTGGAGTGCAATCTCGCCTTCAGAATTATAAGCAGTGGATACTCGCTTCGCCTCAAAGCCTTGCATTGTCTCACGGTCAACACTTCGATGTGGCGCTACAGCCTGAGTTGCTGCTCTAGCCTCTAGCCTCTTGAGCATGATATCTATATTGCGCCTACTTGTGCCTAACTTCTTGGACGCTTTATTGTTTGATCCGCATTCGATTACAGCGTTTAACACTTCAATGTGGCGTGGCTGCGTGGCAAATTCTAATAAGACTCTTGGGTCAATTTTTGAGATGTTATCTCTCCTGCTTGTTTAGTAGCTCGGCATACTCGCTATCTGCGGGTATAGGAAGAAGTATCTTTTGCTTCTCGGCCCAATGATACACTTGATCCAAAAATCGCACCATTTCGCCTTTAGTTAACTTGCTTGTGCTTTTTATTTGTTCAGCAATATTAACTTTCTCGCCAATAGAATAACTCTCTACCCCTAAAAACCTTTGTTTTAAAAAGAGTTTCCAGACTTCTTCTGGCTTTCCGTATTCTACCTTGTGGCCCTTCTTTGCCATCTTTACCGCTATCTCTTTGTACCACACATGAGATAAAGCGTTCTGGCTAGTGCTTCTAGGGTTTTCGTATTTCTGCACTTTAACGACCAGCGGAGCAGTGAAATCCCAACCCTCTATGCGCTTCAATATAGATGGCAACTTTCTTTCAATATCTGCCGCGCTTTTGATTAATACAAAATCTCCCTGAGTACCCATTAGCGCCACTCGTTATATTCACGAATGGTTATCGGGGGTAGCTTCAACCATTTTTGAGAAAGTCTTTCTGATTTCGTCCCTAAGCGAGAACACAGCTTTATTCTGTTTAAAGCGTTTTTGTTTTCAATTTCTGTCATTACCGATTCGGCTATTTTATTTTCCCGCATCATATCGACAAACCAATGCTTTTTGGACATTCTGTCGGCTGGAGCTAAATGCTCAATTAGGCAAAAAGGTTCCGCGTACAACCTGCCTTTTATTGTTTCTCGTGCGACTCCACCGTATTTGCAATTCTTGATTGTCCACTCAGCATATTGATTGTAGGTGTAGCTCTCGCCCTCAACAAAATACTCATGGTCTCCTTTAAACTCTACTTTCCTAATTTCGTTAACCTGCCCCATATTTCAACTCCCCGTCCCAAAAAAATCCGTATCTAGTTAAATAAAATTGCTCCATCATTATTTTTTCTTCGCCAAATAAAAAACTAACATCAGTCATGCCCTCATCAATCGGCCTACTGCGTATGCTAGATGTTCTTTTTTTGTGCCTAGCCGCAAACTCTGCCTCTTGTGATTTTTGTAAAGTTTTGGCTCCATTACCTGCCTTTTCAGCATTATTGAGCCAAGTAAGACAAAAAGTTTCAATACCTTTTTTTGTCTTGCGCTTTTTAGGATTAACGTCACACCATAATTCCATCTTCACCAATTCGCGGTCAACATCAACCTTGCCACGAAAATGAGTTTTCCATTTAAGAACCAAATCATCCGCTGGCTCCCAATTCTCGCCATCATTTAATAACATAAAACGCTCCTATGCGTGTTTTGCGAATTCGCCATGAACTTCTAAACGGTATTTACTAACGGCCATAGCCGCATCTTCTATGTTTTCGAACAGCCCTAGATGCTTGTAAACGCTATTAGTCTTAACTTTAGCTTGCCACTTATTACGCAACTTATTAAATGTTACGCCCTTATAACCTGACGTATTATTAGCGTTTAACGCTCTATTGTGCTGATTCTGACTTGCAGTAGCTTCTCGTAAATTCTCGATGCGATTGTCTGTCTTAACCCCATTTATATGATCGAGTACTTCAGGTAGATAGCCATGATGATAGAGATAAATAAGTCTGTGAGCTAGATAGGTTTTTTGCTTAAAGTGAATATGGATATAGCCTTTACCAGATATACAACCAGCCGCCCTACCAGTAAACCCTTTATTACTTTTAATCCAGATTAATTTACCATCTTGATAATCAAAGTATTCTTTTAACATGCCTTGGAATGTTTTATCTTTCATTGTTATCCCCTTTTGGTTTTTTAACTAATTTTTTATCTTTAACACCAAATATTTTATCAAAATTGGAATCAAACTTAGCCTTATCAGTTGGCCTTTGCTTATCACCTTTGCTCACTTTATCTCCTATGGTTCGGCAAGCCTCACCTTGTATTAATGATTAATTATTTTTTATATACTAATTTAAAGACGATTTAACCCTTTTACTAAAGTTAATAGTAAATTAAAGATCAAAGGGCTAAAGCAGCTTTGCGGTAAAATCGTATTCGTTTCGGATATCCAACCTATCCACTAATAACTACCGAGTTATCTATGGGGCCATGTCTGGAGGGTCAACCACGCTCTGACGTTTTATCTAAGGAGTCCGTCAGCCTCAAGCCCGAATACTTTTTAAATGATGCCTTTTATAATCAATAAAGTAAACCTTTTAGATTAATTTTTATTAAATTCGATAAACTCGCTAACACTCAAGTCTAACGATAAAGCTAATAATTGTAGAGTATGTAGCTTCATATTTTTACTTCTGCGCCACCTTAACACTTGCTGCTTAGAAGTCTTAATGATTCTAGATAGCTTGGCACTACTCACTTTTTTGTGCAGTTGTGCAAGTCTCAAACATTTGCCCGCATCGATTAATTCCATCGGTGATAATCCTGTGTTATATTAATTGGGCTGGTTCCCCGACTGGCAAACTACTCCTATGGTTTACCCCCTCTCGCGAGGGGGGTTTTTATTCTAGAATGGTATATCGTCATCCATATTTTCAATAGTAATTTCGGCAGGAGCTACTGATTGTGTGACCTGTGGGGCAACAACAGGAATAGCCGCTTCTTTTGGAGTATAACTGGTCTTCATATATTTAGTTCCCTTTGCCGAGGTATTTACCCAGACGTTTACCCAATAATCAACGCCAGCAATCAGAGCTGAACCTTTATAATCTGCGTGAGTTTCTGTTTCTTTCTTATCATTTTTAAAAATAGCACCGCTATTATCTTTCTGTTCATAATCATTCATCAAAACTTCTCCACTTGGTTTAATATTACATTGACGGCCTTTTTTACTTCATCGGCCAGTTTCTCAATAAATCCCTCGTCTCGGCAAAATGTCACTAAGACAGGAGGAATCTGGGGGTGGAATGCAAAAGCATCCCAAGATGCTGCACCAGTTACGAGCATACAGCCTTGTATTTGCTGGTAATAAGCCTTTCCTAAAGATTGTGGATCAAGGCTATATTTGACCATTGTCTTTGCTGCTGGACATTTAATCTCAACTCCAGTCATATACTTTGGATTGTGATAAATAATGCCATCAGGCGAGCAACCAAACTCTTTGCTATCGTCAAGAATAAACCCATGCTCAGTCACCTTGTAGTCGGTGATATATTCATAAGCTTCTCTAGCCTCTGGCTCAAGTTCAGTTCCGCGCTGCATATGCTCATTCGTGTAAAAAGGTTCAGATTTACCTGTTAGACGCTCTGCGATTAATTCATGGATATAATTATCAGCAGATGTAGACGGCTTGCCAGTAGTTGTTATTAGCTTGCCAAAGTTACTTGCTGAAGGTTTACCCAGTCGTGCGGCAAACCATTCTTCAGTACCTTGCTCATGGTCTAAGATAATCATCCTTGAGGTGCCTTCTTATTACGCAAAGCGTGCATAGCCCTGTCATATTGAGAAGCAAGCAATTTATAAGGGTTTTCGCATTTAAAATGATTACAGAATGCAATAGTGTCAGCGTCACGCTCATCCATCAGCATTATTAACTCAGCCGCTTGATGATCGCTAATAACCGCATTAGCAATTACAGGGTTAATATCTTCACCTGCGTAAATGTAATGACCTAACCCGAACATCGCAAAACACTTAACTAGACATCTCATCTTGCTGCTGTTAATTGCAAACTTATCAGGGTTAATTATTGCTTTGTTTCTATGGTCCATTACAGGTAGCCACATATGACGCATCATTACCTGATCTTGCTCACCGCCCGTATGAATATGAACTACGCAACTAATCTCGACGGTCCCAGTGGTATCACATTTATCTTCTTCAAAAGAATAAT